CTACGTACTTTTCCGTAAATATATTTTTTGAGCGTAATATATTTACTTTAGTATTTTTCAAGTAAATATAACTAGGGCTAGATGAAAACTGTGACCCATGAGTCCCTGCGTATGAAGTCAACTTATAGGTTTTACCTTGGTACTGGTATATTTCATACTTATGTTCCATAATATCCGGGTTAAAGTTTTTATATTGCACTAGATTACCATTAACCAGAAAATAAAAATTACTTAAGTTTCTTATTTCGAATAGTTCCTCAACCGAAGTAACTTTTTTAATTTTCTTTTTGATATTATTTAGTGTCTCTAGTTTATTCAATATCTGGGTTCCTTTCCATTTCATTATCTTCAACTTTATATTCTTCCATGTTTAAACGGACGATTGCTTTGTATTTAGTTTTTACTTCATTCTTAGTAATATCCAAATACTTAGCATAGTTCTTATTTTTTTCTTTTGCCATTTTAATCCTTTATTATCTTGATCGTATTTAAATCTTATACATATTAAGTTTACCTCTTAATTCTGGATGAATTAATTGATTATAACCTTGTGATTTATAATAATTGACTAAATCTTTATTCCAAGCTCTTAATACTGTCGGGTTATTATTTGATAAACTATTTAAAAGTTCTTTACCAGCTCCTTTTTCCGTAGAAGCTAAATCAGAAATAAAAGTAATTGCTTTAGGATTTCTTTTAGTCAAATCCTTTAATGCGTGATAATATTTAGAATTTTTATCGTTATTTGGAAGGACCTTTGTTCTTATGAAACCATTTATATTATTTGGATTTTTATTAAAATAATTAAATAAAATATCACTATTATTCCTCCAATCGTTAATTATAACGTTCGTGAGAGGAGAACCAAATTTTTGATGATGTAAATCACTAAGGATTTTATTTGATTGTTGTCTCCCAACTTTTTTATCCAGATCATTAATATGAATTTGGGCTCCTAATAATATTTTCTTGATTGGTATTTTCATTTTAACCTCTTTTTGATATTAATTTTTCAATTCCTCTTATTTTTTAAAATTTTTAAAATATCTTTTTATACAATTTTCGGTTCAATTTTACCCGCCTCTTCTATGGCCTTTTCATTCCCAATCATAATCACCAACTATTGTCACTATACTTCCCTTTATTTTGCGATACTGATAATATTCCCTAATCCGAAGTAAGATTTATACTTGGGGTATTTATTATTGATTTCTTTTATGATTCTTGCTTTTTCTAAATCTAAATCTGGTTTTGGTAGGTTTAGATCATTTAATGTTTTTTCCATGTGTATTTCAAAACTATATTCCCCAGCAAAAAATTCTTGGTTCATGGCGGATTCTGGGGCCCCTGTTATCTTAGATAAAACCTTAGGTGATACATTGATTTCAGCATTTTTTAAATCCCGTTCAATCTTTCTTTTATTGGTTTTAACAAAACCATTTACTTCTTTCACCACATCTTTTAAATCCGAAAAATCATTAATTTCCAATATATATGTATTAGAAGGTGTCACAAATTTGAAGTACCCATTCTTCCCATGGTTACCCCCTCTGTCTGGTGTAATTGACTCATTCATAATCCCCTTTTTAAAATTATTTTTTATGTAATTATACTGTATATAATCAGCTACTTCACCTGCAATATAATAATCATCCCAATGTTTACCTTTTACCAAATTTGTCAAATCTTTTAGTTTCAATAGGTTTGAACTTTCATATAGAAAATCTCTAAATTTCATTTTTATTTCCCTTTTATATTATTTATATATTATTTATATAATATTTACCTTTTAACCACTATTACTTGGAAAACACACCTCAAAAATTGTGCCCAAATCTCCCGTAGTTACTCCTTCTCGGATTTCCTTGAAATAATGTGGAATAATTGTTTTCATTTCTTTCCAACTATAGTGGAGAATTTTATCTCCATTTTTATAGTTATCTTCATCAGAATTAGACACAGTCACGTAAGGGTACCTACAACATTCTGGTAACGTAGCTATATAGATTCTTTTATTCCACCCATCATCATTTCTATCCCTAACTAAAACCGTATCACCTTCTTTTGGCTCATGGTCACCCACAGAACCTAATTCCTCGAATGTTTCAATGATATTATTAAATGCCTCTTTATCAGGGTCATTTAATGTAGCAAAATTATTATCAAGAAAGCCTTGATTTACTCTAATAAATATACATTTTTTGTTTTTATTAATAATAAAAGCAGCCGCAGAACCAATGTGTATCCTCCACCCATTACTTCCTTTGAATATACCAAACCTGCAACCATTTCCAATACCTTCTTGCCCAAGCACCCTAAACACAGTAACACCGCAAATATGACCTAATTGGAATTTAATTTTTGCTGTAACCATTAATTTTCCTTCTTTTATATTTAATACGATTGTATTAGTATTAACCTTATATCTAACTGAAACACCGCCCACTGTTATAAATAATAAAAATATATAGAATATAAAGGTGATCAATATGACATTATGGGAAACAATTAAAAAACCATTTTTACCCGAACCAGATAAAGAAGAACTAACGAGTAAGGTCCCACAAACCAATACTATAGATGATTTCGAATCAGAAGATATCTACAACATACCAACAGCATTTTTTGATGAAGAACCTAGTCTTTTCAGTATGGGTAGTGGTGTAGATACAAAATTAGAAAAACAAAAACAAAAAATAATGGCATACCGTAACCTAGCAAAAATACCCGAAGTAAGTGATGGTATCGATGAGATTGTTAATGAGGTGGTAAATGTATTAGGTGATGAAACCCCCATTAGAGTACAAGTAGATGAAGAAAATCAGAAACTCCAAGAAAAAATAAGTGAATCGTTCGAAAAAATAAATAAATTAATGAGCACCAAGAAAAGTATGTATTCAGTAGTAAGAAATGCATATATAGATGGTCAGGTTGATATACACCTAGCTTATAAAGAAAAAAATCAAAAAGATGGTATCCAAAAAATAACAATGATGGAACCCGTGTACCTATACTATGATGCAAAAAAAGGTTTATACAAATATAAAGCTAAAGATACTAATTTTTACTCATATACTGGCATAGATAAAAATAAAGAATTTAGTAAAGAAGAAATAGTTCATAGTGATTTCGGATTAAAAGAAGATGGTGTAAATTTATCATTCTTGGATAATACTATTAAAGTCGCTAATCAATTAAGTACATTAGAAGATTTATTAATCCCATTAAGATTTAGTAGGAGTGTATCTAGGAGAGTATTTAATGTAGATATTGGCGATTTACCACCTAAAAAAGGTGAACAAGCTATGAGAGATTATCAAAGGAAATTCAAATATAAAAAGTACTATAATACTGAAACTGGTGAAGTTTCTAACCAACAACACGTAACTAGTATGGTAGAAGATTATTGGTTTTCTAACAGAAGTGGTGGTAAAGGTACCCAGGTCGATGTATTAGATGAAACTGGGAACCTAGGAGAATTAGGAGATATTTTATATTTCTATAAAAAACTTTATAGGAGTATGAAAATACCATCTAACAGAATCCCCGGAGCTGACGATAATGAATTCGATTACAATGATTCCAGAACAACAAAAGAAGATATAAAATTCTTTATGTTTATAAATAGGGTAAGACAAACCATAGCTGATTTGTATAAAGAAATATTAAGACGAGAATTAATTAGTACTGGTGTATTAAGTAATGATGAATGGAGTGATTTTGATGAAAAAATTAAAATAACATTTGTTAATTCAAACACTTTTGTGGAAAAAATGGCACTAGATAATTTCATGTCTAAACTAGATAATTATTCTACCGCTCTGGAACAAAAAGGAACTTTTGGTATTAGGAAAATTATAAGAGATGTTTTTGGTTATACAGATGATGAAATCAATAATATGATTAAAGCTGCTGAAAAAGAGAAAACAGACCCATTATTAAAACAATTTTATGAGGAACCAGATAATGGTTTTTAACCATTATCCTCACCCAAAACACACTAAAACACAATAAAACATACTAAAAACACCCTCTAGAATTATAAAACCCCAAAAACAATATAAATAATACAATATACAAAGTTTATGTACACTTAACCAGCTGCTTATATGAAGAATATAAGCACACTCCATATTAATGTATGGTTGTTATCTTGATATAAGTTGGGTAGGGTTTAGTTTTGAATTTTTTCTAAATTAAAAACATAGACGATGTGTAAAAATTCATATAGGAGGCCTAAATATGGCTTTATTATCACCAGGAGTAGAAATAGTAGAGATAGATGCTAGTGGTATTGTCCCTACAGTATCTAACAGTATAGGGGTGTTTTGTGGTACATTCACCAAAGGTGAAACAGGAACATACAGATTAATCACAAACACAGATGAGTTAGTATCTTTTTATGGATACCCAACAAACACAAATTATAATGAATGGTACCAAGCCTACAACTTTCTACAATACGGTAACAAATTACTAGTAGCTAGAGCGGCAGACACAAACGGAACTACAGAAGAAGTTTCAGGGGTTACTGTAACAGCGTTAACAGTGGTTGGTACTGAAGAAATAGCAATTACTGGGTTTACAGAAGATATTAATATTGGGGATTACGTAACTTTCGGGATAAATACTGATTTTTACCAGGTAGTTGATAAAACAGAGGATGTTTCAATTACGTTAGAGAGAGGATTAGAAGAAGATGTTGAAGCAGGTAGTATTATAAATACATTCTCACAAGCTATGAATGGCGTTATTGAAGCTGTTGATGTTGATGCTATTGGAGAAGCTGTTGTTGATGAATCAGAATATGTTAATAACCTTGAGATAATAGAAAATTACGATGATTTTGAAAATAAAGAAGTAAGTTTAGCTTTTACAAATGCGTCAGATTCAAAACTTAAAATTTTCGCAAGAACCCCAGGTTTATGGTCTAAAGATTTAGAGGTAGCAATAGCAAAACCCGAAGATTTCAATCTAAATAAATTTGTATTTGATGGTATTGCACTAGATGAGTTATTTGAGTATTTCCCAACCAATACAGAAGTTGGTGTTATAGTAAGATATAACGATGAAATTGTAGAAACATGGACAGTTGATTTCGATGAAACAGCACTAGACTCAAATAATAAATCAGCATATATAGAAACAGTTATTAATAGGCAATCTAACTATATATATGTAAAAGATAATACTGGTAATTCATCAGAAATTAAATCTTATATATATGGTGCATCTGATACAGGTAGTTCGGATAATATATTAAAACTTGTTTTGGGTAAAGATGGTAATACAGGTTTAGATGACTATTTAACAGCGTATGAGTTGTTCGATAATAAAGAAGAAGTGGATATAGATATAGTTATAGCTAATGAGAATAACCCAGTAGCTGCTATAAATTTAGTATCTACAAGGAAAGATTGTATTGCATTTGTAGGTGCAAGATATTCTGACACTGTTGGTAAAAAAGGTGCTGATGTCATAGCTTCATTAGTAGAGTGGAGAAAAACAGGGGAACTTAATTTAAATAATATGTTCGTGTGTGCAGGTGCTAATTATAAGTACCAATATGATAGATATAATGATAAGTTCAGATGGGTTAATGTAGCTGGTGATTTAGCCGGTTTAAGAGCTCAAACAAGTACTAATAGAGCTTCATGGTAGAAAAAGCCTGCCACGCTAAATAGA